ATGAGGGAATTGAGAGGTGCAGAACTTGCTGTTGTAGCACTGCTATATAGGTCACCAAATTACACTTCAAGATTACCGTATACCGATGGAGTTACAGTTCGTCTTATTAGCAAGAAAGTAATTCAATTTACTTCATCAAATAATCTTGCTTACGGTGATGAATTAGTTATGCCTTTTACAATTACGCCAATTGCCCAAGAGTACATTGATAAGCATCCAGAGTTGATTGAGAGTTTCAGTAAACCAGAATTAGAAAACATGTACAAACGATATAATAATCCTTTTTACTAAAATGTGCGAGTCGGAATGGAGGCGATGAACACAAAATGAAACAATATATAATAATAAAATTTCAAATCTCTGAGAAGAGAGATCCAAACCTTATAGTGTCTCAAAATAAAATTCTTACGCAAATTTGTGAAATGGATATTGACCAGAACATTTTTTTGTAGTAGAATTACGCTATAAGGTGAAATATGCGAAAATGAGTAAAATTGATGATGAACGCGAGAATAATATTTTCAACAGTTCACCTCAGAATGAAAGGAGGTGCAAATCGTGAGAGAAAAGTATATTAGGTTTGGAGATTTCATTAAAAAGAAGAGACAAGAACATCCAGATGAACTAACACTAAAAGACGTTTCTAAAATGCTCGGAATATCTCTTTCATTTCTAAGCGATGTTGAAAATAACAGAAGGAAGCCCTTTGATAAGGACAAGATGGAACTGTTTGCAGAACTATTTGATCTCGATGATGAAGAAAAAGCAATGATGTATGACCTTGCAGCACGAGATCGCGGTGAGGTGCCATCGGATATCGAAGATATCATGATGTATGGAGAAATAGGGGATATGGCGAGACTCGCCTTAAGGAAATCTAACGCTGGAAAGATAAGTGAGGATGATTGGAAACAGTTTATAAGAGATATGGAAAAGAAAAATAATACTAGCGAATGAAAAGAGTAAAACATATTTTATAATGGGCAATGGATAATTTAAGAGAAGATCAATTAGAAATGAAAGCTAAATAAAAAAGTGAAAAGCCAAATTAAAGTGAGAAAATCAATTTCAAGAAAATCGATTATATGTGAATACTTATAAAATGAAAATCAATTAAAATGAAAATCACTCAAAACAATGAATACTTAAAAATAACAGCTACTTAAAAAAGAAGATCAATTATAAAAAATGTGAATATGCCCTCAAAACGATAATCCAAAATTAAAAACTTAAAGAGCCTAGTAGAAAAAAATAAAACCATTAAATAAAAATTTTAAACCACTTATTTCATGTTAGATTATATAACCAAATTATTTATTAGAGAATTTTAAAGACATATTTTTGAAGCAAAGATGTAATACCGAATACAAACATTTGTTGTTAATAAAGCCCGTATTAGGCGCGGTTGCTTTATCCCGACAAGAATGCGAAAGAGTGGTGATCAGTTTTGATTGAATTCCGATGGAATAAAATAGACAAGAAGAGCAACACACCTGTGATCAAGGACGTGGAGCTTGATGAACTGGCGGAGATGCTGCTGAAGGATTATAAATCGGTACTCTTAAAAGAGCCAAGAAAAATTAAATATGAGCATTTTCTCGAATCATACCTAGGTGCAAATCTTGAATATCAGCACATCTATTATGGCGAGGATGAAGGTCAAATCTTCGGGGTGACGGCCTTTAATGAAGAAAGACTGAAAATCTTCGATCAGGAGAATCTTTGTACAAGGCACCTGACCCTTGAAAAGAACTCAGTTGTTTTAGACCATTATGTAACAGAGGAAGGTCGAGAAGGATTGGAGCTGTTTACTGGTTTACACGAAGGTGGACATCTATGGCTGCACCCAATGGTTTATTCAGAACCGGCAGAACAGCTCTCTCTTTTTAGTAGTGATACAGAACCCATAAAACCTGTGACATGTTGTAGGCGGTCTGACATTGAGAGTTTTGGCCGAACGTGGAAAGGTTATCGAACACCTGAAGAATGGCGGGAGCACCAGGCTGATTATTTTGCATCTGCCATTGCAATGCCAAAGGCGACATTCGTACCGTTAGTACTTGAGACTTTAAAAGCCAATGGAATCACTGAAGGGTATGTAATTGAAGATGCGGGACTCAAAGAGCGCTTCTTCGCTAAAGAAAAATTGACGAAAGTCATAGTTGATGCCTATGGGGTATCTAAATCAGCTGCATATGTGAAGCTGAGAAAGTTTGGCTTTATAAGAGATACGAAGTCCCTTGAAGAAGAAAATAGTCAGTTTCGACTGTTCTAATAGCACAAAAGAAAAACTAGTTCGCTAGTTTTTTTTACCCAACGATTACGCAGTTTGGTGAAATATGAGTAAACGAAATATTTTCACTCATGAAAATTTATTGTAACCCTATAAACATTGATTTTAATGGCTTTGCAGGCATCTGTTGAAAAGACCGGGAATATTATATTGGACAGAACATACGTTCGGTTATATAATATAAATAAGCCTTTTCGCCACAGATAATTCTGAAAAAGGAGGCTCAAAAATGCAGAGAGATACAAAGTTACAGGACCAAAAACAACCGTCTTCCAAAGGGTTGAAAGGGGTGAGGCCTTTGGGGGGAACAAAGAAACTCGAAACACAGCAATTTCATAAGACGAAGCTTCTTCTATCCATCTACCGGACAGTGGTATGGAGGATAGAGACTGCCATATATGAGGTTCAAGAGACAGCACAGGAGTACGGAAGCGATAGAATCTCTGAACTGGTTGATTTTTTAAGCTTGGAACTGGACGAATATGATCTGATAAAAGACAAGAAAGCCATTGAAGACAGGCTTATGTGCATTGCGGAAACCAAGCAGATGATCGAAATCGTGGACAAGGCACTTAAGCATCTGAAAACCCATCCAAAGCATGGACAAGTATACCATGACATTATCACATACTGTTACATTGATAAAGATGTGATTTGTGATGATGCCATCATGAGTAAGTTGAATTTGACCCAGTCGACCTATTACCGGTACAAAAAACAAGCGACTGAACTCATGGGAATTGCACTTTGGGGGTACATAATTCCACCTCTAAAAGAATACTGGGACAAGCTTCAATAGAGGTATGTGGACTAAAACTGACAGTTTATTGAGAGTCAATTGACAGTAAAATTACAGTCAGATGATAGGAAGTTGAAAGTAAAATGATAGGAAAATGAAAGTCCAATGAGAGGGAATTGATAGGCTTTTGAAATTGTTTTGACAGTATGGACCTTCTATAATGAGTATAGTGGGAAGTGTGTCCAAAAAATGAATATAGTGGCAGAATAGCCGCTTGGGTTAGGATTTATTCGAGTCTTAACCTAAGCGGCTATTTTTATGCCCTTGGGATGATTTATGTCCACAGGGTGTATGCCCTCGGCCAGTTGGCCCTAGTACGCGTGATGCGTATTAGGGCTTATTTTTATGCACTTTTTTTTGGTTGCGCTTCCTCCAACTACTTATTTCAAAGGAGGAACAGACAATGTTCAAAACGTTCAAAACCAATGGCATCACTACATCTATTGAGATTTCAGAAGAAGGAAAGGTCACTTATGCAGTTGGCAAAAAGAAAACCACATTTGATTTAAGCGAGTGTGATTCATTCACATATGAGTTTACTGCAACAGATGAGAAAGTACAGATCACTGAAGATATGCTCACTGGCACTGAAGAGGTAGAGCCGTGGATGTGGCTTGTCATTAGCAAAGGGGAAGAAAGACTTGAATCCAACAGCAATAAGACTGAGACAAGACGTCATCACAGCTACTCAGACCAGAATGACAAGTTTGATACTTTAATGGCAAATGATGATGCACTCGATATGGTGCTGGCAAATCTTGAAAAGGAAGCATTGAGAGATGCTATTCAGGCTTTGGAACCTCAGCAGCAGGAACTTGTGATGGATCTATATTACCGCGAGATTCCAATAGCTCACATTGCCAAGCGTGATGGCGTTGATGAAGCTGCCATTCGCAATCGAAGAAAACGCATTTTGAAAAAAATCAAAAAAAGTTTATTTTAGGGGGTTCGGTTTTGCTCCTCCCGTGACCTATATATAGAGGCCACTGATATGGAACTCAAATTTTTAATAAGAAAGGTAGGTGAATGAGATGAGTAAACAAGGCGTTCTAAATCTTCAAAAAGCAAAGACCATGCATCATGTGGAGATCGGCATTAAGAAGCCAAGTCCAAATCAAGTGCTTGCTGCCAGAAAAGTGACACTCAGGGACCGCTTGCTAAACGCAATCTTTGGAGATGGACACAGGATGGTAGTTCTCGTACCTGGCGAAAGTGTCGGAACTATTTCCATTACGGAGATGGAAGTGCAAGAAGCGGACGAAACTGATCAATCGGAATAGAGAGGAGCAAATAAATGAAAGAAAATCTGAAACCATCCTATGTTTTTACCTCTGAATCGGTGACGGAGGGGCATCCAGATAAGCTCTGCGATCAGATCGCTGACGCCATCATGGACGCCATTCTATTGGAGGATCCAGAAGCAAGAACAGCAATTGAAGTCACTGTAGCCGATGGACTTATTCATGTGTTTGGAGAAACCAGCACTGAAAAAAGAATCGACTACAAGAGAGTCATTAAGAACGTGATTTATGATATCGGCTACCGAGCAGACGAGCTATCCACAGATGGTGAGTTCTACAGAATGCTGATCGCCATTAACAAGCAGTCTCATGACATCGCGATGGGCGTTGATAAGAAGGAAGTTGGTGCCGGAGACCAAGGGATGATGTTTGGCTACGCAACGGATGAAACAACTGAGTTTATGCCTCTGCCATTAGTCCTCTCACATAGGCTCTGCATGAGGCTAGCAGAAGCGAGAAAGTCAGGACTGCTTCCTTATCTCAAACCAGATGGAAAAGCACAAGTATCACTTGGTTATGGAAAGGACAATAAGCCGTTATCCATTGAAGCGATTGTGGTCTCTACACAACATGTAGAAGGTGTGGACATCAAGAAGCTGAGGGAAGACGTGACCAAGCATATTGTCCTAAAAGTCATCCCACATGAGCTTTTGACTGAGAACACGAAATTGATGATAAATCCGACAGGTAGATTTGTACTTGGTGGTCCTGCAGCAGACTCAGGTTTAACCGGCAGAAAAATCATCGTTGATACCTACGGAAGCAAGGGGCGTCATGGTGGAGGAGCCTTCTCAGGAAAAGACCCAACGAAGGTAGACAGGTCTGGTGCTTATCTTGCCAGATACATCGCAAAGAACATCGTGGCAGCAGGTCTTGCTAGGGAATGTGAAGTGCAGGTTTCTTACGCCATTGGCGTGGCCAAGCCAGTGTCTTTTAAGATAGACACCTTCGGAACCGGAATACTGCCGGATGAAGTATTGACGGAAATTATCAAGGCACTCATTGACATGAGACCAGGAACCATCATTAAGTCATTTGGATTGCGACGACCTATCTACAGACAATTTGCAGTCTATGGTCATTTTGGCAGAGAAAAAATGACGCTGGATGGAGTAGAGAAAAACACACCCTGGGAGATGAAGGACCTGGTTCCGATTCTTAAGGACCTGACTACGGAGTATTTGAAAAAGAAAGGAGGACAAAGAGATGAGTAAAATCAAACTCGCACTGGATGTCGTCAGTGATCTTAAATCGCTGGCTGAAAGTATAGAGACTTTGGTACGTGCCATGGAAGCAAATGAAGTAGCGCCTATCAATGAAGAACCAACTAAAAAGAAATCAAAGGCTAAGGCAAAAACTGAAGAATCAGAACCTGAAGTTGAGGAAGTACCAGAAGAAAAACAACCGACCTTGGAAGAAGTCAGAGCTGCGATGGCAGATAAGAGTAGGGATGGCCACAGAGAGGCGGTGAAAGCCATCATCACAAAATATGGAGCAAATAACCTCTCGGCACTGGACCCTAAACACTATGCAGCTGCCCTTAAGGAAGTGGGTGAGCTGAAGTGAGTGGATCATATAACACCCATTCCATCTACTCCGCATCAGGGGCGCACCGGTGGATGAACTGTCCACCCTCTGCTCAACTAGAGCAGCAGTTTCCGAACGAGACAAGCAGCTATGCAGAGGAAGGAACAGCGGCCCATGACCTGGCTGAACACAAGCTAAAGAAAGCACTGAAGATGCGGTCGAAGAAACCGACAAGTCCATATCATTCGGACGAAATGGATGAGATGACAGATCTATATGTGGAGTATTGTTTGGAGCTCATAGAGAAATCCAAAGAGAACTGTCAGGACCTTCAAATCCTAATCGAGCAGAAGCTAGATTTCAGTGATTATGTACCAGAAGGGTTTGGAACCGGTGACCTGGTTGTCGTTGGAAATGGCACCCTTCATGTGGTGGACCTGAAATACGGACGAGGTGTCATCGTCTCAGCAGAAAAGAACCCACAGATGATGCTTTATGCACTCGGGGCCTTATCCCTTTTCGACATGCTTTACGACATTGAAAAAGTGTCTATGGCTATTGTCCAGCCAAGGGTAGACAACTTTTCCACTTGGGAAATCACTGTGGAAGAACTGCTGAAATGGGCTGAGGAAGAGTTGAAACCCAAGGCACTACTAGCTAGTACCGGTGGTGGAGAGTTCTGTGCTGGAGATCATTGCAGATTCTGTAGAGCAAAGAACCAGTGCAGGGCTAGGGCTGTGAAAAATCTTGAACTATTAAAGTATGAATTTCAGGATCCTGCTCTTTTAACTGATGAGGAAATTGCTGAAATTATAGGCCTTGCAGATGAACTGGCTAAATGGGCAGGGGATATCTACACCTATGCCACAGCGCTGGCCATCAATGAAGGCAGAGAGTGGGATGGATTCAAGCTGGTCGAAGGTAGAACCAGAAGAAAATACACCGATGAAACTGCAGTTGCTGAAACTGCGAAGGAAGCCGGTTATACAGACATCTTCAAACAGAGCCTTATCACCATCACTGAGATGGAGAAGCTCATGGGCAAAAAGAAGTTCAATGAGCTTCTTGGAAGCCTTGTAGAAAAGCCAAAAGGCAAGCTCACCCTTGTATCTGAAACAGACAAGCGTCAAGCTGTAGATCCTCTCCATGCAGAGTTTCAGGTGGAAGAATAGGTCAATGTCAATGGAGGCTTATGAAGCATCAATCAATTACTGTAACCAAGCTCTAACCGAGCAAACCAATACAAATATTAGGAGGATTTTATTATGAGTAAAGAAACGAAAGTAGTCGTACCCGGAAGATTAAGCTATGTGAATGTTTTTGAACCAAAAAGTATCAATGGAAGTGACCCTAAGTACAGCGTTTCAGTCATTATTCCAAAGTCAGACAAGAGGACCGTAAATGCAATCTTGAAGGCAATTGAGGCGGCTAAGCAGGAAGGCGCACCAAAGTTTGGTGGAAAGATACCACCCAATCTAAAAACGCCTCTTCGAGACGGAGATATCGATAGACCGGATGATCCTGCATATGAAGGGTGCTATTTTATCAACGCCAATTCCAAAGACGCACCTCAAGTTGTGGATGGAAAGATTCAAACTATCCTTGATAGAAGTGAAGTCTACTCAGGATGTTACGGGAAAGTAAGCCTGAACCTGTATGCCTTCAATGTGAACGGAAATCGTGGAATTGCAGCGGGCCTCGGGAACGTCCAGAAGCTTAAAGACGGAGAACCACTGGGTGGTAAGAGCCGAGCTGAAGATGACTTTGAAATCGAAGCAGACGATGACTTCTTGGCATAACAGTAAAGAGGATGGAGAGGAGGTGGTGAACCCATGAAAGTACTCAGTATCGATATAGAAACATTTTCAGATATAGATTTAGGGAAGTGTGGTGTTTACCGCTACACCGACAGTCCAAATTTCGACATCCTACTCTTTGCCTACAGCATAGATGAAGGTTCAGTAGAACTGGTTGATCTTGCAAGTGGTGAAGAGATTCCAGAGACAATCGTGGAAGCGATCCTATGTAGCAATATCATCAAGACGGCCTTTAACGCCAACTTTGAAAGAGTTGCTCTTATGAGGTATCTCAGTCGAAAGCTTGGTAATGATGTATATCTTAACCCATCTTCATGGCGGTGCAGTGAGGTTCAGGCAGCAATGCTTGGACTTCCTCTCCACCTTGAGGGAGTTGCCAAAGTACTAAGGCTGGGTGTTCAGAAGATGGCCGAAGGAAAACCACTGATCAGATACTTTTGTATCCCTTGCAAACCAACAGCTGCCAATGGTGGTAGAACCAGAAATCTGCCGTCGGATGCACCGGATAAATGGGAGCTGTTTAAGCAGTACAACATCAGAGACGTTGAAGTGGAACTGGAGATTAGAAAGAAGATTAAAGACTACCCAATACCAGAATCAGAGCAAGCTCTCTATGAACTGGATCAGCGCATCAACGATCGAGGCTTCAGAACAGATATGGATTTCGTGATGCAGGCCATCTCCTGCGATAAGCAGTTTACCGTTGCAGCAACGGAAAGGGCCTATGAACTTACGGGCCTGGAAAATCCAAATTCAGTATTTCAACTTAAGGACTGGTTATCGGATCGAGGCGTGGAAGTAGAGAGCCTCTCTAAGAAAAATGTAAAAGAACTGGTTTCAGAAACGGAAGGTGAAGTGGAAGAAGCATTAAAACTTCGGCTCCTTATGGCTAAGACCAGTGTCAGGAAATATGAGGCCATCGAAAGAGCGGTTTGTTCTGATGGCAGAGTCCACGGACTCTTTCAGTTCTATGGAGCCAATCGAACAGGCCGGTTTGCCGGAAGGCTGGTGCAGGTCCAAAATCTGCCACAGAACCACCTTGTAGACCTTAAGCTCGCTAGAGATCTGGTGAAAGAAGGACGCTTTGATGATCTTCAAATGCTTTTTGGTAACACACCTGGGGTACTGTCAGAACTTATAAGGACCGCCTTCATTCCAAAAGAAGATCACCGATTTATCGTAGCTGACTTTTCAGCCATAGAAGCGAGGGTCCTATCCTGGCTTGCTGGTGAAAAATGGAGGCTTGAAGTGTTCCAGTCACATGGAAAGATTTATGAGGCATCGGCTTCACAAATGTTTCATGTAACTATTGATGAAATCACTAAGGGCAGTCCCTTAAGGCAGAAGGGGAAAATCTCTGAACTTGCCTGCGGTTATGGTGGAGGCGTTGGAGCACTTAAATCCATGGGAGCTTTGGAGATGGGAGTAGAAGAACATGAGCTTCAAGGCCTTATTGATAACTGGCGTAGAGCCAATCCCCACATCGTGAATTTCTGGTGGGAAGTGGACAAGATGGCCATCAAAGCAGTGAAGGAGAGAACCAGAACTAGAACCCACGGAATTATCTTCACCTATAAAAGCGGGATGCTTTTCGTGACACTTCCATCAGGTCGTGATCTGGTTTATGTGAAGCCCAAACTTATGCTGAATAAATTCGGACGAGAGGGACTGACCTATGAAGGCATCGGTACTACGAAAAAGTGGGAGCGCATTGAAACTTATGGGCCAAAGATTGTGGAGAATATTGTTCAAGCTGCATCAAGAGATCTTCTTGCTGAGGCCATGCTAAGACTTGATAAAGCAGGATTTGCCATTGTCGCTCATGTGCATGACGAGGTGATCTGCGAAGTTCCGATGGGTGAGTCCAGCATAGAAGAGATTTGCAGCATTATGAGCGAAAGCCCTAAATGGTCGGAGGGACTACCCTTAGATGCAGATGGCTATGAATGCGACTTTTATCAGAAATCATGAATTCATGATTTCTTATATTATCCTCAAGTTTTCATTATCCTCAACTTTTTCATAAATCTTTAATTTACACTTTTTCCTCCTAGAAAGTTGAGGATAATATTATTGAGACGTGTTTCTCAAAAATATAAAAACAGGAGGAAAAAACTATGAAACTAACTTACGATGAAGGTATTATCTTAATTAAACAATGCTGGATTGATAACGGTCATGTCATTAACGTCGGAAAGATGGCTGCAATTAATTCCCTGCGACGACACCTTGAGCAAAACAATATTTCCTATAGTCATGATGAAGCCCTGCATTGGCTCAACTTGAATATAGAGTCCAGAGATAAGCAAACTTTCTTTAGAATGAGACGTGCTGTGTATGAATTTAATGATGTCATGACTCTTGGAAAAATCACTGGTGATTACAAGTATTATGAAACTTCTTTTGACCGTCTTCCAGAAAGCTGGCAGACAATACTGATTAAATATAAAGAAGATCTTTTAACCCGACTGAAGCACCGAGCAACCAGAGACCAAATCATTCACTGTACAAGCTTTGCAACTTTCCTTGTAAACAATGATATTTACGATCCTGTAGGAATTACAGTTCCAGTCATTTCCAAATACCATGAATATGCAGACTCTATAGGTGACAAATATATCTGTACCTACTCTGTCAGATACTTTCTGCAATTTTTAGCTAACCAAGGATTTATTCCTAAACATAGGCCTTTTGCACTTACTGCACCTGTACAAGCTAAAGCAGCTGGATTTGCGTTAAAAAACATCTCTATCGCAAGCATTTCTGAAACAAATGCCAAAGTGAGCGAATTCCGGTTATCACCTGAAACTTTTCTGGAGCGATGTCAAGATCTTATTAAGTCTCTTGAAGAAATCTACCATTTCGAGCCTAAAGCTCTTAGAAGCAATTACTTGGCTTATTTTCAAATGTTTTATATCGTTGCCAGTGAATTGAATCTTGACTACACCCCCGCCGTTGCTGATTACTGGCTGAAGTCAATGGATTCCTTTTCAAGTGATTTTCGTGTGGGTCCAATGCGATACCGTTGCTTTCATGTGCTAAAGAGCTTTATTGAGTGTGGGGATACTTTTCTTCAGAGTATTCCTCCGGTTATTGCACAACCTGGAATAGTAACATCTCTAGCGGTCTGGGGCAGAAATCTTCTTCAAGAGTTTGTTTCTGAAAAAGAAAAGGACGGATTATCTGCCAATACAATCAGCCGCCATAAGTCTGCCAGTATTTCTTTCTTGCTTTATTTGCAGAGCCAGGGACTTACTTCAATTTCAGAACTTACGCCACAGCTTGTTAAGGCTTACAACATTACAACAGCCCAAAAATCGTCCAATAAAAAGAATAATTATGCTTACTCAATTCGACAGTTCCTGCAATATTTGTTTGAGAAAAAATATACAGAACAGGATTTGGTCAGATCATTTCCATCACAACGTGGACAATCTCGTAAAATCGTAGAAATTCTTTCAAATGATGAAATTCAAAACATCTATACGTATCGTAACAATGCACGTACACCGTTGGAATTGCGTGACAGTGCAATGCTAATAATTGGACTTCTCATGGGACTACGAGGAATTGATGTAATTAATCTACGTTTTTCCAATATCGACTGGAAGCATCAGACAATAGCGATTACCCAGCAGAAAACATACCGTCCATTGATCCTTCCAATGCCTGTAGCAGTCGGAAACAGCATCTTTCAATACTTAAAATATGGAAGACCCAATAGTAACTCAGACTATATTTTCTTGTCTCAGCGCGCACCATATGGAAATGCAAATCGTTCAGCCTGTAATACTGCTATAGAAAGAGTTTTCAATGGTGAAAAGCATTCCTTCCATATCTTAAGAAGAACATTTGCAACGAGGTTATTATCAGCAGGCATCGGGAGTGACACCATTAAGGATTCTCTTGGCCACTCTACTATTGATACAGTTAACCGATATCTCTCAGTCGATGAAGAAGGTATTCGATCATGCTGTCTTCCCCTTAAAAGGACGGTGAAATAGGATGAAAATACAACGCAACTATGACTTTTATAGCACTTTGGCTCCGGTCATCAAGGGCCTGATCGACGAAAAACGTGCATGTGGCTACTCATATGCATCAACTGAAAATGTATTGAAGGAACTTGACAATTTTTGCCTTAAGCATGATTTTACATCCTCCACAGTTACGAAAAAACTTGCAGATGCATGGTCCATGCAGCGTTCTACCGAAGGATTGAATGCCAGAAACATAAGAGTGAGCGTACTTCGCCAGCTTTCAAAATACCTGATTTCGCTTGGAACAGACGCATATATTCCAAAGTTATTTCAATCTAAAGAAATATCTGAAGCACACGTTTTTACTGGTGATGAGTTGCTGGCATTCTTTGAAAATCTTGACAATCTTGAACCTGTTAGGCAATCCTATGGAGTGAGGCTTCTCAATGAATGCAAAGTCCTTTTTAGGCTTTACTACTGCTGCGGGATGCGTCTTAATGAGCCTTTACAGCTCATATGGGAGTGCCTTGATTTACAAGCAGGAACTCTTCGCATCCTTCAATCCAAAGGTGACAAGGATCGTATTCTGTGGCTTACTGATGACATCATCGACATGCTAAAAAAATATCGTGCTTATATCCAGAACGAACGTCCTGACACAAATTGGGTTTTTCCTGGAACAAAGGAAGATAATCATCTGAGCGATGTTTCAGTAAGAGACTACTTTTTAAGAGCATGGACTGATACACCTTACTCCAGAAATAGCAATCCTCCATCAATCAAGTCATTTCGACATACATTTGTTGTTGACCGTCTAAATAGCTGGATGGAGGATGGTGAAAATATTGAGACAAAGCTTCCATACCTTAGTAAGTTTTTAGGACATGCCAACATCCAGGAATCTCTTTATTACTATCATCAGGTAGCTGAAAGTTTCAAAATCATTCATGCCAAAGATAAAACATCAGGCTTAGTAATTCCGGAGGTGAACTTCAATGAAAAAAAAGATAACTGATACAAAAATTTTCTTCTCAATGACCCTGCAATATCTCGAGAATTATCTTCCCAAGCAGTTGGGGCGTAGTCCAGAAACTATACGTTCCTATAAAGATTCTCTGTCTGCGTTTAGAAAATATTTATTCAAAGTAAAGAATATTTCTATTTCAAAACTAACTTTTACTGACTGTACTCGTGAGTTGCTTCTAGAATATTGTGCCTACTTGAAAGAACATGGAAATTCTCCGGCCACCTGTAATGTACGGCTGGCAGCGATAAAGAATTATGTGCAGTATGCATCTGATAACGATGTGTCATTACAATCTATTGCTTTGCAGGTATCAAAAGTTCCTAGCATGAGGGTTCCAAAGAGGGAAAAGATTCTTCTCTCTAAAGAAGCCTTAAATGCTCTATTTTCAGAACCTAAGAATACAAAAATCGGTATTCGTGATCGCACAATCATGATTCTTCTCTATGATTCTGCAATCAGGGTCAGTGAACTGACAGGGCTTCATATCAACGATGTAAATCTTGACACTTTATCCATACATGTACATGGCAAAGGCAATAAGGAACGATCTGTGGCTATAACAGAAAAGACAGCAGAACATCTAAAGCTGTATAAATCAATTTACCATTCAGATACCAAAGACCCAGACCATGTATTGTTTTACACAATTATTAAAGGTAACACTGGTAGAATTTCTACTGGTACAGTTGAACGCATTGTCCAGAAATATGCAGATGCTGCAAGAAACTCCTGCCCAGACATGCCTGACAGGGTTTATCCTCATTTGCTTCGTGCAGAACGTGCTACACATTTGTATCAAGATGGTGTGGATTCAATTATGATTTCAAAAATTCTTGGACATTCCAGTGTTGAAACTACCAAAATTTACGCAATCCCATCCCTCGATCAAATGCGCGAGGCATTGAATAAGGTTAATATGCCAGCTGATGCTACAGAACAACCTTTGTGGGAAAGTGATGAAGAAGAACTGGCTCGTCTCTGTGGATTGAAATAGATTTTTTATCCTCAACATTTGCAGAAAAACATTTGGAATTTCAAAGAATTTTGTATTTGTTGAGGATAATGTAAACCTGATGATAATATCAGAAGGATTAATAGAAAGCAGTTTTAGAAGAAAGTGAGGTAAGATAGATGATTTCAAAAGAGTACAGGAATTACACTTTGATTTGTGACATATGCGGAGTAGGAACTGATCAAGATTTTGATAGCTTTCAGGATGCTATAGACGCCAGGGATGACATCGGATGGAAGAGTAAAAGAGTTGATGGTGAATGGTTAGATATTTGTCCAGATTGTATAGAGTAGGAGGTTACCATGATTTCTGAAAGAGTAAAAAAAGTTCGAAAAGAAGCGGGATTAACTCAAAAGGAACTTGCCCAAATCCTCAAACTTTCAAGCGGCACTGTGGCTATGTGGGAAATGGGGAAAAGGAATCCTTCACGGGAGTCGCTTTTAGGATTATCAAGAATTTTTAATGCTCCAACTGATTATTTGCTGGGCTTTACTGACGAACTACCAAAGGTAAAAAAAGAGGTACAGCCTTTATTAGATAAAACAAAGAATCTAAAGCATGAAGAAGTGATTTATAGCTGTGATGACTTTGACATTGTACTAATTAAAAAGAGAAAGAAAAGGCTTAGAGATAAATAAGAAAAAAGATGGTGGATGGAAGAGTAAAAGAGTTGATGGTGAATGGTTGGATATTTGCCAGGATTGTATAGAGTAGGAGGTTACCATGTTTTCTGAAAGATTAAAGGCTTCTCGAAAAGAAACGAGACTAACACAAGTTGAATTGGCGAAAACCCTTAAAGTTTCAAATGGGACCATCGGCATGTGGGAAACCGGAAAAAGAGAGCCAAAATTTGAGGCAATGGTCCACTTGTCAAAAACATTAAACAAGTCCGTTGATTACCTCCTTGGTCTTTCAGAAAATGATTCACCTCAACCAACAGACAAGATTCTATCTAACGAGGATAGCAGACTACAAGTACAAGCAGAAGTGGTTTATAGCTGCGATGATTATGATCTTGTTTTAATCAAAAAACACTAGCAATAGAAGGAGGACGCCATGAAATTTATTATTTCAACAGGCAACAGCCGTAAAGATAAAGTTTGGAAACAGCAGACGGTGTCCTGGGAGGGGTTTGCACAGAGGCTCTCCCAAACTACCGTCACCAGTGAGACTCAGGAAGAGTATCGCAAGATGAAGAAGTACCAGCAGGATAATGTGAAAGATGTGGGTGGCTTTGTAGCCGGCCAGCTTAAAGACGGAAGAAGGACCAAAGCCAGTGTCATCAATCGGTCCATGCTAAGTCTTGATATGGACCATGCAGATGATGCGGTGGCCATAGCTGAGAACATGGAGATGCTCTATGGCTATGCAGCAGTGATCTATTCCACCCATAAACATACACCGGAGAAACCAAGACTCAGGTTGATTATTCCATTATCGAGGACAGTGACTGCAGATGAGTATCAAGCTGTCAGCAGAAGGATTGCAAAAGAAATCGGGGTTGAGCTTTTCGATGATACCACCTATGAGCCAAACCGGCTCATGTACTGGCCAAGCACATCCAGTGATGGAGAGTATTTCTTTAGGGAAATCAAAGGGAGCTTCTTAAACCCTGACAGCATCCTGAAACTTTACGACAACTGGCAGGACTCATCATCTTGGCCGGTGTCATCAAGACAAACAAAGCTGTTAGATAGGCTGATGAAAAAGCAGGCAGATCCCATTAGAAAAGAAGGACTGATCGGCGCTTTCTGTAGGACCTACACCATTGAACAAGCCATCGAGACGTTTCTTTCAGATATCTATCAGCCAAGTATAATGCCTGAGCGTTATGACTATATCCCGGCGGATTCTACAGCGGGTGTTGTGATCTATAGCGGTAAATACGCTTATTCCCACCATGCTACGGATCCAGCTTGCGGACATCTCTGTAATGCCTTTGACCTTGTGAGGATCCACCTCTTTGGTGAACTGGATGAAGGGGCAGACGAAAAGAAGCAGCTCCCATCTGTTAAGGCAATGCTTGAGCATTGTTCTGAAGATGAAAAGGTAAAAAGACAGCTGGCCAAAGAGCGAGAAGAAGACATAAAAGAGGAATTTGAAAAGTTCGATAATGATGAGTTTGAGCCTACTGAAGCAAATGAATCTATTCATGAAGAGACTGAAGAGGATGACGACCTCACGTGGCAACTACAACTAGAACTTAATAAAAACGGAACGGTAAAAGATACACCGACTAACATCCTGACAATCATTAGAAATGACCCAAGACTTAAGGGCATCGCCTATAACCAGATGAAACACCTCATGGATGTAAATGGACTCCTTCCATGGGAGCAAGTGAAAGACGGGTGGAATGATTCAGATCATTCAAATCTTAAGATGTATCTCGATAGGCACTATGGCATTTGGTCACCTGCGAAAGTTAAAGATGCACTTATCACAGCTGCATCGGAGCGGGTGTTCCATCCGGTTAGAGATTATCTGGAAGGACTTCCTGTTTGGGACGGAACCGTGAGAGTGGATAGGCTTCTTATCGACTATCTAGGAGCAGAAGATAACAAGTACACAAGAGCAGTGATGCGTAAGACATTAGTTGCAGCTGTCGCCAGAATCTATGAACCAGGGATCAAGTTTGATTACATTTTAGTTCTCAATGGTCCACAAGGCATCGGGAAGTCCACCTTCTTTGCCAAGCTTGGCGGTGCATGGTTTTCAGATAGCTTAACCGTATCGGACATGCGGGACAAAGCTGGTGCAGAAAAGCTTCAAGGGTACTGGATTTTGGAACTAGGGGAGCTTGCGGGCCTTCGAAAGATCGATGTTGAGACGGTGAAGTCTTTTATCACCAGAACAGATGATAAGTTCCGCCAAAGCTATGGAGTCAATGTAGAGAATCATCCAAGGCAGTGCATCATTGTAGGAAGCACCAACAACATCAGTGGTTTTCTTAGAGATATCACTGGGAACAGAAGGTTCTGGCCAGTGAGGGTTAGTGGTGGCAAAAAGAGTGTTTGGGAAATGGAAGATGTGGAGCAGATTTGGGCGGAAGCCCTTGCTAGATATAAAGATGGTGAAGCCTTATTGCTTAAAGGCGATGAAGAACTGATGGCCCTTGAAGAACAGAGAGATGCCATGGAAGCAGACGACAGAGAAGGGCTCATCGGAGATTATCTCGAGACTTTAGTACCTGAAAACTGGGACAGCATGGACCTATATGAAAGACGAAGCTTCCTGGCAGGACAGAGTGAGTTTGGATCGGAGGTGCCGGTAGGAACGATTAGAAGAAATAAGGTCTGCGTTCATGAGATTTGGTGTGAGTGTCTCGGAAAGGACAAGACCAACTTAAGACGTCAAGATTCCTATGAGATTATTGGAGTGCTCATGCGAATCGGTGGCTGGGAAAGTTATACCGGGAATAAGCAAGGTCAAACGAGGTTTCCGCTATACGGAAATCAAAAGACCTTCTGCCGGGTGAGTAATGAAGGTGAAGGTTCAATTACAAAAGAGCAAGGAGCAGATGACAAAAATTTGTAATCAGTGTAACAAGAAAAAGATAATTACAAATTTTAATTACAGCCGAAAAACCTGTAATCACAAGGGGTTAAAGGTCATTTGTAATTATGTAATTAAGAATAATCAATAGAGTAAGAAGTAAGTAATTAATAACAATAATGACCTAATTACGCTGGTATACGCGCGTAAGAGTTTTTAACCCCTTAATTACAGAGATAATTACAGACTTAATTACAAAGCATTATGCCCTGGATACTACTTTTCCTTTAAAGATGAGAAGTAGAAATTAGTGGAGTATGAATCAATGAAGTTGATTAAGTAGATGAGAAGTAAACACATGAATTGCAGCAACAGAAATTGAGGTGAAAGACATGACTGAAAAGGAACTTGAGCTGATGCTCGTAAAAGAAGTGAAAAGAAGAGGTGGGAGAGCTTTTAAGTTTATCTCCCCTGGAATAAATGGAGTGCCTGACAGGTTGGTACTTCTGCCCGGTGGAAGAGTAGGATTTGTTGAAGTGAAAGCTCCGGGAAAGAAGATGAGACCAAATCAGATAAAGAGAAAAGGTGAGCTGGAAGGACTAGGGTTTTTAGTTTATTGCCTAGACCATCCAGATGACATTGGAGGTGTGGTGGATGGGATTGCCAGAAGTTGTACTGCCTAAATCAAGACTACCGTATAACCCTCATGAATATCAAACCCACTGTACAGAGTTCATCTTGGAGAAAACATCTGCAGGTCTCTTCCTAGATATGGGACTTGGAAAGAGTGTGATCACACTGACTGCTCTTGTAGACCTACTGCACGATCGGTTTGAAGTATCCAAGGTATTAGTGATTGCACCTCTGCGCGTGGCAAACACCACATGGCTGGATGAGGTTCTGAAGTGGAAGCATCTGAAGAACTTAAGGGTATCTAGGGTCCTCGGTAGTGCGAAGGAGCGTACCATGGCCCTTTACAAGAAAGCGGATATCTACACCATCAACAGGGAGAATGTTCCATGGCTCGTGGAGTTTTATAAAAACGACTGGCCCTTTGACATGGTGATCATTGATGAACTTTCCAGTTTTAAATCACCATCGGCTAAAAGGTTCAGAGCACTGAAGAAGGTCAGACACAAAATCAAAAGGATTGTAGGACTTACAGGAACGCCAGCTCCCAACGGCCTCTTAGATATATGGAGTCAGATTTACCTTTTGGATGGTGGCGAGCGGCTGGGAAGAACCTTCAGTGGATACCGCAGCAGATACTTCCACCCACAGAAATATGTGAATGGTGGCATACCAACAGACTATGCACTGAATGATGATGCAGAGGATAAAATCTACGACAAGATTTCTGATATCTGTATCAGTATGAAAGCTCTTGAGTATCTGAAGATGCCGGAGATTATCTTCAACAAAGTAGAAGTGGAGCTGTCAGAAAAGGAAATGAAGCTCTACCGAAAGCTTGAACGAGACCTGCTTCTTCCTCTTGAGGACAGTGATGTGGATGCTGCCAATGCAGCAGTGCTTTCCAACAAGCTCCTACAGATGTCAGGTGGAACAGTCTATGACGAGTATGGAGATGTACACCAGATTCATGACAGAAAGCTGGATGCTTTAGAGGATCTAGTTGAAGCAGCTAACGGTAAACCGGTCCTCATCTACTATGGTTTCAGGCATGAGCGTGACCGTATCAAAGAGAGATTTGATGCAGGAGACATCAACACCTCTGAGGACATTGCCAGATGGAACCGGGGGGAAATGAAGATAGCACTTTGTCACCCAGCATCAGCTGGGCATGGACTTAACCTTCAAGAGGGTGGTTCCACCATCATTTGGTTTAGTGTCACATGGAGTCTTGAACTATACCAACAAGCTAATGCCAGACTGTGGCGGCAAGGTCAGATGCAAACGGTAGTGATCCATCATCTTCTAGCCAAAGACACCATTGATCATAGAGTGATGATGGCACTTGATAATAAAGACACTGGTCAGAATGCTTTGATCGAAGCAGTAAAGGCCAGAATAGAAAACTTGAGAAATGGAGGATAAAGAAAATGAGTGTAAATAAATTTAATGCTGAAGGCTATCATGACCCAACGGTCTTTGAGGCGTTAACCAATATTGAAAAAGAAGAAAAGCAGCGAAAGAAAAAGAAGATCGTGTTCATCTGCAGTCCCTTTGCCGGTGACATTGAAGGGAACACCAGACGGGCAAGAAGGTATGGAAGATTTGCAGTGACTGAAAAAGCGGTACCCATCATCCCACATTTGATGTACCCACAGTTTCTTGAGGAAGATGATCCTGAGGAACGACAGCTGGGGATTGATATGGGACTCATACTCTTAAGTAAATGCCATGAGCTTTGGGTCTTTGGGAACAGGATCTCCTCAGGCATGAGTGTAGAGATTGCCAGAGCGAAGAGATGGAACATACCAATTAGATATTTTACCAACGAGTGTGAAGAAACGGGAGGTGCATCTAAATGATGGAGCAGCATTGTTTTGCATATAGAAACGGAAAGTGTAAGGCATTAAAGGTCAAGAAGTGTGAAGGTGAAAGCTGTTCATTCTTCAAGACAAAAGCTCAGGCGGATGAAGACCAAAAGAAGGTCTTTAGAAGAATAAACTCATTGGATCCTGCGACAAGAAGAAATATCATGGAGCTTTATTACGGAGGGAAGATGAGTCTATTAGATGATGTGGAGGTGGGCTAATGAATGCAAAGGAATATTTATCTCAAGCAATCTGGCTGGACCAGATGATTGATAGCAAGTTAGAGCAACTGGCAACTCTGAAGAGCCTAGCCATGAAAGTTACATCGAGCTTTACCAAGGAAAAAATCTGCGGTGGGAATATTGAGAAGAGCAAGATGGAAAGCACCATGGTGAAAGTCATCGACCTTGAAAATGAAATCAATGCTGACATTGATCGTTTGGTTGATCTTAAGAAAGACATTCAAGATACCATTAACATGATGGATGATATTAACCAACAGCTCTTACTTGAGCTTCGATACCTCAGCGGAAAAGGCTGGGACGAGATAGCTGCTTCCATGGGTTATGATCCAAGAACGGTGTATAGAATTCATGGGAAAGCCCTAAAAGAATTCGAAAGGATGAAATTGTGTCAGTAAATGTCAGTGAATGTCAGTAGGCACCCGTGCTATAGTATATGGTGTAAAGGTATAGAAAATAATTCAGGAACACCATATGCTGTAGCATACGCCTAAGCTATATCGATTCGAATATTAGGAAACGCAGCATTCTTGGATCAAGGGCTCTAGTTAATGAACTGGAGCTTTTTCTATACCTTTTTTAAGGGAAAAACGGGAGGTGAGATTGATGCCCTGGAAACCAAAGAGCATCTGCAACTATCCTGGGTGTCAATCACTGACCCATGATAGATATTGTGAGAAGCACAAGAAAGAAATGACGAGGGTCCAGAACGATAGGACTTCAAAGATGTACACCTACCAATGGCGAAAGGCCAGCAAGGAGTTTCTTAAGAAGCATCCCTTGTGTGTTCACTGCGAGAGAGAAGGAAGATTCACTCCGGCAACAGAGGTGGACCACATCAAACCACACGGTGGTGACCGTAAGCTCTTCTGGAACAAAAATAACTGGCAATCTCTCTGTAAAAGTTGTCACTCCAAGAAGACTGCTGAAGAAGATGGAGGCTTTGGTAATAATCCGAAACCAACGAGGGGGTAGGGGGTCTGAATCTCCACAGAAGCCTTCAAACGACAACGCGCCAGGGTCTTTTGTGAGAAATCGCGAAAATCCAAAGGGGGGTATATCCCGAAATTCATGTGCAATATTCACAGGGAGAGAATCGCCTGAAAATCGCATGAATAGTGGGATGTAGCCACCCATGAATAAACAAGAAATTAAGTCAAAGTGAATTCATTACAACCTTGAAAAACGGGTGTTTTTCTATAATATTTAGTAAATTTTAGCCTTATGACCTCGGTCTAGGGCTTTTTTAATGCCAAGAAACGGAGGGGATCTGATGAAACAGGACATGATTATAAGAAAAGTGCCGGTAACGGATATCAACCCGGCAGAATATAACCCAAGAAAAGATTTAAAGCCCGGAGATCCTGCTTATGAAAAGCTGAAAAGGTCCATGACAGAGTTCGGGTATGTTGAGCCAATCATCTGGAATGAAGAGACGGGAAATATTGTCGGAGGTCATCAACGATATAAGGTGCTGGTGGCGGAGGGTCACACTGAAGTTGAATGTGTCATTGTTAAGATGAGTCCTGAAAGAGAAAAGGCTCTCAATGTTGCATTAAACAAAGTAACCGGTGACTGGGAGTTTGAAGCTCTGGCTGATCTGATCAAAGATTTGGAAGCTCAAGACTTTGATGTGACCCTTACTGGATTTGATGCTGCAGAGATTGAAGACCTCTTTAGCCAGGTTCATGATAAGGATGCAAAAGATGATGATTACGATGTGAATAAAGCATTAGAGGAAGCAGCCTTTGTTGAACCGGGAGATGTATGGCTCCTCGGTAGACACCGTCTGCTTTGTGGTGATGCAACGAAACCTGAAGATGTAGAAAAGCTCATGGATGGAAAGAAGGCCAATCTCGTCCTGACAGATCCTCCTTACAACGTGGACTTCGAAAGCGCCAGCGGTCTTAAGATTCAAAATGATAAACAAGATAACGACACCTTCTATAGCTTCCTGCTTGCAGCCTTTAAAAACATGGCGGAGCATACTGCTCCTGGTGGATCCATCTATGTTTTCCATGCGGATACAGAAGGACTTAATTTCAGAAGAGCTTTCATTGAAGCGGGCTTTCACTTAAGTGGCGTGTGTATCTGGAAGAAGAACTCCCTGGTCTTAGGTCGTAGTCCATATAACTGGATCCATGAACCGATTCTCTTCGGATGGCTTAGAGGAGGTAAACACAAATGGTTTACCGGAAGGTCTGAGACAACAGTATGGAACTATGATAAACCAAAGAAGAATGGTGAACATCCGACCATGAAGCCTGTGCCGCTTCTTTGTTACCCCATTAAGAATTCATCCCAGGTTAACGGGATTGTCATGGACCTATTTGGTGGCAGTGGTTCTACACTCATTGCATGTGAGCAGATCGACCGAATCGCCTATACACTAGAACTTGACCCCAAGTATGCCACCGTTATAGTAAAAAGGTTTATCGAACAAGTGGGGACAGATCAAGATGTGTATGTACTTCGAGATGGCGAAAAGGTTCATATCAGAGATGTTGAGAAACCTTCAGAAATTCAAAGTGTATAAATAAATACAGTATTTTCCTCATTATTAACTTGCTATATATCTCGTTTAGAGTGATATATGTACATGACCAAAGAAACACACCTAAATGAGAAAGGGGAAAATACCATGGAAAACAAGGATTTTTTACAGAGCAACTTCGGCATCGAGATTGAATTTACAGGAATCACAAGAAGAAGAGCAGCTAAGATTGTAGCAGAGCATTTAGGCGGTAGCCTCGAGGAGCTTCATGATTACTACGGAACCTTTAGAATCACAGCATCCGATGGGCGAAAGTGGAAAGTGATGTATGACGGAAGCATAACCACTCAAAAGAAATCAGGTGGCCAGAAGGTTTCAGCCTCAAAAGAATATAGCGTCGAACTGGTTAGCCCAATCCTAACCTACGAAAAAGACATGACAAGCCTTCAGGAGATGGTGAGAAAACTTAGGAAAGCCGGAGCTTTTTCAGAACAGCAAAACTGCACCGGCATTCACATCCACTTGGATGGCAGGGACCACACACCAAGGTCCATCAGAAACTTCATGAACATTATCTACTCAAGAAACGACCTTTTATACGATGCCCTTCAAATAGAGAGAAGAAGAATGCACTACTGCAAAAAGATGGACCAACGCCTTGTTGAGAGAATGAACAAGAAAAAGCCAACCACCATGAAGCAGATTGAAGACATCTGGTACCAAGACTACAGCGAGAGAAGAGAAAGACATTACCATGAAAGCCGATACCATTTTCTAAACCTTCACAGCCTTTTTAACGGATGCGGAACGGTTGAGCTTAGGGGATTCAACGGAACCCTTCACGCAGGAAAGATTCGAAGCTACGTTGCCTTAAGCCTTGCGATGAACCATCAGGCCTTGACTCAAAAGAGTGCCAGCAGCAAGAAGCCACAGATTGAAAACCCAAAGTTCTCCATGAGAACCTGGCTTAACCGAATCGGCTTTATTGGAGACGACTTCAAGAACTGCAGAGAGCACCTTTGTAAGCACCTGGATGGCAGTGCAGCCTGGAGATTTCGTACAGCCGCATAGATAAAAAAGGCGGCGCCTTCAAGCCCACCGAGCGGGAGACCGCTCTTAAGGTGGTAGAAGGGTTCCCATCTTCAAACAAAAGCCCACACGGGCGAAGCTGAGGGGGATAAACCGCTCTTTAAGAAAGGATGAAGTGATGATGAAAGTGGAAAAAAGACTAAACGTGGCCTATGGGTCCAATCTCAATCTCGGTCAAATGGCCATGAGGTGCAAGGCGGCTAAGGTTTATGGCAAAGGGTTCCTAAAAGGATACCGTCTACTATTTAAAGGTCAGATGGGAAATGCCTACTGCACCATTGAGAAAAAACGTGGTGGTAAAGTTCCGGTGGTTGTTTGGGAGCTTGAGCCGGAAGATGAAAAGGCACTGGACTTTTACGAAGGCTATCCGAGGTTTTATGAAAAGGAAGATGTGAAAGTCACCTTGGAAGATGGAACGATCATTACAGCCATGGTGTACATCATGACCGATAAGATTCTGGATAGGATCCATCTCAACCTTCCAAGCAGAAGTTACCTTGAGACTGTGAAAGAAGGTTATAAGGCTGCCGGATTTGATGAAGCATTTATAGAGAATGCTCTGGCCATCAGTGAAAAATCCATTAAGAAGTACCCGCCGAGTTTTCTGTAAGACTTAGAAAATATACATCATTTCTCAAGATAAGACTTGCATTTATGTAGCTTTAGAGTGATATATGTTAGTACCAAAAACAAACAAAATGCAAGGAGGTCAAAGAAATGATGATTCAAAAGAAAGATAGGTTTGAAAACAGAAATGGTAAGGTTTATGAAGTCGCTGGGAAATGGGATCGGGATTTTATTTTAGCTCCCATTGAAGAAAGAGATGATGAATGCCTGATCTACACCCCAGGTGAAATGAAGGAATTTCTGGAAACGGGGTATTTTAAAAGAGTGGGAGGGAGAAAGTGATGAAAGCATTATTCGGTAGAAAAGTGTGAGACCTTGTAGAGCTAAAAGAACTCACCCACCAAGCCATCAAAGAGGGAAAGAAAGGGCAGCCATACACCATCACAAGAGAAGTGATTCTAAAGGATGCAGAGTTCAGAGATTTTGCCCAGGACTTTTTCAAAGATCAGCCTTGGATCTCCCATGAAGATGGGGGGATGGACCAAGACGGTAAAATCAGATGCATCCGAGTCGTAAACATCGACACGGGAGAGAAGGTCCTGGTAAATACGGAAGGGTATGATTACCCGCGTTACACCGGTCTTGAACTTTAAAAACTGAAGAAGGGCACATAGCCCTTTTTTAGCTGGTGCACTTAATTATCCGCATTGGGTAGAGTGGTGCGGGTATTTAAGTGCGTTTATGTTTTGGTAAATCAAAGAAATACCTTGCTATATCCTGTGTTTAGAGTGATATATGTAAGTACCAAAACGAAGGAGGTATGAATATGGACCGGAAAGAAATGATCAAACAACTGGGTGAGCACTTTGGCGTGAAACCTAAGTACCTAAGTGTTCCAAGCTTTGCTTATGAAATCAGAACAGAAAATGAAGTCTACACCATAGACAGACATGGTGGTATTACGAGAGGCGATGGAGAGCCCATCACCATGGAAGAAATCCTGAATCAACAATTAGAACCAGAGCCACTGACTGATCAAGAGGAAAGTGATGAAGTGCAGATGAATCAAACTGAAACTCATGAGGCAGCTCAAAATGCTGAATCGACTAATCTGCTAGAAGAACTTAGTGGGGTCGAAGTTAAATTAAACTTTGAAGATCACACAGCTGATAGCCTGAAGAATATCATCAACATGCTTTGCAGCAAGCAGCGGCTTATCATGATGGCTTTTGAAACAGAGGAAGCCTTCATGGATGATGGGTTTGCAGAAGACCTGAATAAGCCAGAGATTAAAGATTTGGAGGCGCTTAAAGAAGCCCTTGAAGAACTGGGGACAAATAGGTGTCCAGGATTTCAGATTGATTTTGATGAGAAGACGTATACCTTCAAACTTCACAGCTCAAACTTGAATCCAGAAAGGATCAAGGCATTTCAGGATTTATGTGTTCTCATAGCGAACTATGCTAGAACCTTAAGCCGCGCATCCTACAAACAGGCCCAAGATGACAACCCGAAGTATGCACTTAGAACCTGGCTGATCCGTATCGGGATGAATGGTCCTGAGTACAAGAAAACCAGGAAGACACTTCTTAAGCATCTAGAAGGAAGTGGTGCTTTCAGAAAGGTGGATGAAAATGATGAAACCTAAATGCAGACTCATTGGCGAGGATGGTAACATCTTTAATCTGATGGGGATTGTGTCACGAACCCTGAAGGAAGCTGGGGAGCCTGAAAAGGCAGATGAGATGGTTAAGCGAATAACAACTGAAGCCAAGAGCTATGATGAAGCTCTGGCCATGCTGATGGAATATGTGGATGTGGAGTAGGAGGTGCGAGTAGATGGATCGATTTTTTAGTCAAAAACATTGTGACCGCTGCGGTGGCAGCTTAGAAGGTGGGCGAATCATGTCCATGTTCAATGAACAGTGCATCTGCATAAGCTGCAAAGAGCAGGAAACAAAAGACCCTGAATATAACAAAGCTGTGGAAGCAGATCATGAAGAGATTCGAAAAGGGAACTTTAATTATAAAGGAATCCGTGGGAAGTAATCCTTGACTAATTTAGCCTTCAGAGTGATATATGTATATACCAAAACGAAGGAGGCGAAAGAAATGGAGATTTTCTACACGGTAACGATGCAAATGAAAGCGGGTAAGAAGCTATACCTCAGCATGTGGGATGGCCACCCTAAATGGACCTTTGATTTTGACGAAGCCTGCTACTGGGACACCGAAGAGATGGCAGAGAAGTTTTCAAAGGACTGGTTCAAAAGCTTCACAGGATGGGCAGTTGAAGAAATTAAAGTCGACATAAACAAAGTGAATTAATAACGTTTGGAGCCTGAAAATGGCTCTTTTTCTTTGCAGTAAATAAAGGAGGTGAAAGTTATGGCAGGTAGAGGAAGACCACCAAAACCCACAGCGGTCAAAGAGCTGGAAGGAAATCCAGGAAAAAGACCACTCAATAAGAACGAACCGAAACCAAAACAGATAGCACCCAAGTGCCCGTCATGGCTGGAGCCGGATGCCAAGAAAGAATGGAGAAGGCTATCAAAAGAACTTGAAGCTATGGGACTGCTGACTCAAGTGGATATGGCTGCCTTTGCTGGGTACTGTCAGGCCTACGCCAGATGGAAGGAAGCGGAGGAATTCATCTCAAAGCATGGATCCATTTTGAAGACCGCTTCAGGATACATTCAGCAGATCCCTCAAGTATCCATTGCCCAGCAAAACCTTAAGCAGATGCGAAATTTCTGTTCAGAACTTGGGCTAAGCCCATCGGCCAGAAGTAGACTCAACATCAATAACAGTGGTAACACCATCGAGGGCGATGCCATGGAAGAGCTGCTTTCAAATGTACCAAAGGCCGAAGATATTCTAAAAAAGAGTAAGGACGACTAATTTGAAAGGAGGAAGACGCCTATGCCATTTAGTGAAGCTCATGCCAACCACGCTATAAACTTTATAGAACAACTGAAGCTGACCAAAGGCAGATGGGCCGGTCAGCCTTTTAAATTACTCCCCTGGGAGAAAGACCTGGTGAGGCGTCTATTTGGAACCTTAAGGGAAGATGGTACCCGCCAGTACCGAACGGCCTATGTGGAGATTGGTAAGAAAAACGGTAAGTCGGAGCTGGGCGCAGCCATTGCCCTTTACATGCTTCTTGCTGATGGAGAACCCAACGCAGAAGTGTATGTAGCCGCCTGTGATAGACAACAGGCCAGCATCATTTTTAACACCAGCATGAACTTCGTGGAAGGGAATCCAACCCTATCAAAAGTGACCAATCTGGTAAGATCCACCAAGCGAATCGTCTATCCAAAGACGGGAAGCTTCTATCAGGTACTAAGTTCCGATGTTAAATCAAAGTCCGGGATCAATGCTTCCTGCGTTATCCTTGATGAGATTTGGACCTATCCAAATCCAGACCTTGCCAAGATGCTGACCACCGGCTCAGGGGATGCGAGAACCCAGCCGCTATTTTTATATCTCACCACTGCAGGGAATCAACTCTCTGGCTATGGCTGGGAGATGCATCAAAAGGCTAAAGACATACTGGAAGGTAAGAGAGTAGATCCCACATTCCTCGCCATTATCTATGGATTAGAGGACGATGCGGATATTGAAGATGAAAACAATTGGTACAAGGCCAACCCAAGTCTTGGTCATACCATTTCTATAGAGAGGGTCAGGGAGCACTACAATCAAGTCAAAGACGATCCGGCAGATCTCGCCTTGTTTAAACAGCTAAGACTGAACATGTGGTTAAAGCAGGAAATCAAATGGATGCCCATGGATAAGTGGGACCTTTGTAATTTCACTGTAGACCCGGAAGAGCTGAAAGGGCGAGTCTGCTACGGAGGTCTTGACCTATCCTCAACCAGTGACATCACCGCTTTTGTCTTAGTGTTTCCACCCCTTGAAGATGGAGATAAGTTTCAGGTGCTCCCATATTTCTGGCTTCCGGAGGAGACCCTTCATCAGCGGGTGAAAAGAGACAGCGTTCCCTATGATATCTGGCACCGGCAGGGACTTCTAAATCTTACAGAAGGAAACGTGGTCCACTATGGATTCATCGAAAAATTCATCGAGCGTCTTGGTGAGAAATACAACATCAGAGAAATCGTCTATGACCGCTGGGGCGCTACGCAGATGAGTCAGAACCTAGAAGGTATGGGATTTACCGTTGTGCCTTTTGGCCAGGGCTTTAAAGACATGTCTCCACCAACTAAGGATCTCATGCGACTCACCTTAAGCAAGCAGATAGCCCATGGCGGTCACCCGGTTCTTCGGTGGATGGCAGATAACATTGTGGTCAGAACGGACCCTGCTGGAAACATCAAGGTGGACAAGGAAAAGTCCTCAGAAAAGATCGATGGTATCGTGGCCATGATCATGGGTCTTGCCAGAGCAACGGTGAATCCGCCGGATGATGATGGATCCATTTACGATGAACGTGACATGATCATTTTAGGATAGAAGGGGGTGAACATAGATTATGGCGAACTTTTTTAAATGGCTCTTTAAGGCGAGGGCAGAACCCACAAACAGTGTCAGTAGTGCACCGAACTTTTATATGGGCCAAAGTATATCGGGGAAAATTGTCAACGAGCGAAGTTCTATGCAGACCACAGCAGTCTTTGCCTGTGTGAGAATCATTGCCGAGACGGTGGCCTCTTTACCCCTTCACACTTACAGGTACCAAGGTGATGGGAAAGAAAAGATGTACACCCACCCACTTTATAGGATTTTACACGATGAACCAAACCCGGAGATGACGTCCTTTACTTTAAGAGAAACCATGATGACCCACCTTCTTCTATGGGGAAATGCCTACTGCCAGATCATTCGAAATGGCAAAGGGGAAGTGGTGCATCTTTATCCCCTGCTTCCCGATAAGATGACGGTAGATCGAGATAAGAATGGCAATCTCTACTACGCTTATAGGAAGGACACCACCACCCATTATCTAGGACCAGAAGATGTTCTTCATGTACCGGGTCTAGGTTTTGATGGGGTGATGGGGTACTCACCGGTGGCCCTTGCGAAAAATGCCATCGGCTTGAACATTGCTGCTGAAGAATATGGTGGGAGGTTCTTTGCCAACAATGCCACACCAAGCGGTATTCTTTCAACATCAGGAACCATCAAGGATCCTTCAAAAGTGAGAGATGCCTGGCAGGCAGCCTATGGAGGAAGTGGAAACAGCAATAAGGTGGCAGTCCTTGAAGATGGCCTTCAGTACCAAGCCATCAGTATGCCCAACTCCGATGCGCAGTTTCTAGAGACGAGGAAGTTTCAGATAGAAGAGATTTGTAGAATCTTTCAAGTGCCACCCCATATGGTGGCGGACCTTAGCAAGAGTTCATTCAGTAACATTGAGAACCAATCCATCAGCTTTGTGGTCCACACCATCAGACCTTGGCTGGTTCGAATAGAACAGGCCATGAACAAGAAGCTCTTCCTTGAAAAAGAGAAAGGCCAGTGCTTCGTGTCCTTCAACGCATCGGCACTGATGAGAGGGGATTATAAATCCAGGATGGATGGTTACGCCATCGGTATTCAGAACGGGTTCTTCTCCGTCAATGATGTAAGGCGGATGGAGAACATGGATCCAATATCGGAAGAAGATGGTGGAGATTTGTATCTGGTCAATGGTAATATGCTGCCCCTTAAGATGGCCGGGGCTTATGCAAAGAAAGCCCTGGATGAGTCTGGTGGTGATGAGCCTTGATGATAAGTGTATAACTTGGCCCATTTCTGTGGACAACTACAGATTAGATTTTAAAGTATCAACAGCATTTCTCAAAAACGAGGAGTGCTTTTTTCATGCCTGAAAGGAGGTCGATTAGATGGATAAATTTTGGCGTTGGGTGGTGAATGAAGCCGAGGAGCCTACGGTAAGAACCCTGCATCTTGAAGGGTACATTGCTGAGTCCTCTTGGTTCGATGATGACATCACCCCAAAACAGTTTAAAACAGAGCTTTATGCCAGTGGTCCAGAAACGGATGACATTGTTGTAAAGATACACTCACCAGGTGGAGACACCTTCGCAGCAGCGCAGATTTACAACATGCTGAGGGAATATCCTGGCAAGGTCAGTGTCCATATTGATGGGCTTGCAGCCAGTGCCGCTTCTGTCATTGCCATGGCGGGAGATGAGGTGTGTGTTTCTCCGTTATCAGTAATCATGATCCATAACCCAGCAATGCTTATTGCTGGTGAGGTGGCGGATCTGCAGGTGGGGATTAACCTACTCAGTGAAGTAAAAGAGAGTATTATCAATGCTTATCAGACAAAGACGGGACTTTCCAGAGCGAAAATCTCACACATGATGGACGCTGAAACCTGGATGAGTGCCCATAAGGCCATCGAGCTGAAGTTTGCCGACAAGATTCTCTATGAATCAGAGCCGGTAGATGAAGGTTCCGGTGGCTTTATCTTTGACCAGATGACAGTGACAAATGCTCTAAGGAACAAACTCCCAGGCATTCAGGCGAGGATGAAATACCTCTCTGATAAACAGGGAGAAGAGAAGATAGCCACACCTGAAGCGGTACCCGTGAACAAAGAACCAAAGCAAGAACCAGTAGAAAAGACACTTATCCCTATTGCCCAGCTGGAAAGACGGCTGGAGCTGATTAAAAATTGGAGGTAATGAATATGAGTAAAATTCAAGAACTAAGAGAGAAACGCGCCAAGGTTTGGGAGCAGGCTAAGACATTCCTCGATGAGCATCGTCAGGAGAATGGTCTGATCAAACCTGAGGACAATGCCGTCTATGAAAAGATGGAAGATGAAGTGGTCAGCCTTGGAAAAGAAATCGAGCGCCTTGAGCGTCAAGAGATGATGGACAGAGAGCTTTCAGCTGCCCTCAGCAAACCTCTCGCTTCAAGACCTGATAAGATGACCGAAGAAAAAACCGGCAGAGCATCCGATGCCTATAAAAGTGCCTTTTGGGGTGCCATGAGAAACAAGATGAACCCTGCGGTTCACAACGCGCTTCAGATTGGTACCGATTCAGAAGGCGGTTTCCTTGTACCGGATGAGTATGAGAACCAGCTGATTCAGGCACTTGAAGAGGCTAACGTTCTAAGAAATCTGTGTAACGTGATTACGACCAGCTACGGGGATAGAAAGATTCCTGTTGTAGCAAGTCATGGATCCGCCGCATGGATGGACGAAGAAGCTGCCTTCACTGAAAGTGATGATGCATTCACTCAGGTGACCTTGTCAGCCTACAAACTTGGTACCATGCTGAAGGTTTCTGATGAGCTTCTCAATGACAGCTACTTCGACCTTGAAGCCTACATTGCAGCTGAGTTTGCAAGACGAATCGGTGCCGCAGAGGAGGAAAGTTTCCTCACTGGAAATGGTAGCAGCAAACCTACAGGTCTTCTTCATACAACTGGTGGAGCAAGCCTTGGCGTGACTGCTGCAAGTGCAACAGCCATCACCATTGATGAGGTGCTGGACCTTTACCACAGCTTGAAATCGGCCTATAGAAAGAATGCCACCTTCCTTGTGAACGATGCGACCATCAAAGCTATCAGAAAGCTGAAAGATGGTCAAGGTCAGTACTTATGGCAGCCATCTGTTCAGGCAGGAACACCAGATACGATTCTCAATCGTCCGGTGGTTACTTCTCAGTACATGCCAGTAGCTGCAGCGGGTGAGAAGACCATTCTCTTTGGAGACTTCAAGTACTACTGGATTGCTGATCGTCAGGGTAGAACCTTCAAACGTCTGAACGAACTTTATGCAGCAAATGGTCAGGTCGGTTTCCTTGCATCTCAGAGACTGGATGCTAAGTTGATCCTTCCTGAAGCCATCAAGGTCCTTCAGCAAAAGGCCTAAGTAATTTAACGGGAAGGTGGTCCTAGTTACTACCTTCCTTTCACTTTGATAAGGAGGGAAAACCATGGGATATAACACAAAAAACTATACAGAGCAGGGTGGCGAGAAGACCGTCATTGGAGGAGAACTTGCCGTAACGGCAGAAGGAAAAGTCACCTTTAACGGTACAGAGTTGAAACCTGCAGCGCTTCAAGCAGATAGTACCGCTGTAGATGTGGCGGACCTGGTAGCTGATTTCAATGCCTTGCTTTTAAAGCTTAAAACTGCTGGCCTGATGGAAAGCGAGTGATGGTAGATGACACTTCTTGAGAAGGTAAAACAAAATCTCATTGTAACTCATAATGAGGATGATGCCTTGCTAGAAGGGTTCATTACCGCTGCCATCAGCTATGCCGAAGGTTATCAGCATCTAGGTACTGGCTTCTACACGGAAAATACCATGTCACCGACCACCGAGCAAGGGGTCATTATGCTGGCTTCTCATTTTTATGAGAGTCGTGATGGCTCCACCGGTGGTTTCTTTAATGACAATGTCAGTGCTTCAGAACAGGTGTGGAAGACAGTACATCTACTTCTACGCATGGGAAAGGAGTGGCAGGTCTGATGAAACGACTATGGGTGAAGAAAAGAAGAAAACGTCAGAAAAGATGCTACCGAAAAGGCAGACGAAAGGATCGCAGTCATGGTTATGAGGAGAAGGCAGTAAAGGCAGGTGAAGGGTATGAGCTTTGGGAAGATGAACACCCGAATCGACATCATCGATACGATTCCCATCAAGGACGATGAAGGATTCTCTTCTAAGGGAGAAGAGATCATCGCCAGTGTTCGTGCATACAGAGATGAAAGACACGGTTCAAGAAAGTGGGCCAATATGGCCGCCTACACCAAGGCTAATGCCACCTTTCAGTTTAGAAGGATTCCTGATGCGGTGATTGAACCTGGCATGCTGATTCGCTGTGATACCGGTGAGTACCGAATCTTAAGCGTTGAGGTTATTATGGGATTTTATTTAGAAGTAGCAGCAGAAAAGATAGAAGCCACGAAGGACTAGGGGGTGATTTCATGGCACGAGCAACCTACAAGCTACCTGAAGATTTTTTGTTAAAGGTATCTACCTTGGCAGAGAAGACCGATGAAATTATCCCTAAGGTCCTGGAAGCTGGTGGCGAAGTGGTGAAAGCCAAAGTGAAGGCCAATCTACAGGCAACCGTTGGAAGTGACACAAAACTTCCATCAAGATCTACAGGAGAACTGATTGATGCTCTTGGTGTAACGCCTGCTGGTGTGGATCGAGATGGGAATTATAACGTGAAAGTGGGCTTTGATGAGCCTAGAAGTGATGGAGAGTCAAATGCAAAAATAGCTAATATTTTAGAGTATGGAAAATCCGGGCAACCGGCTAAGCCATTCTTGAAACCGGCGAAAACAGCTAGTCGAAACGCCTGTATTGAGACAATGAAAAGAAAGCTGGATGAAGAGATAAGCAAAATCTAAAAGAAGGGAGGGCGAAGGTCGTGTACAACAGTATTTTGAAAGATATAGGCGAGGTCCTTGAGCCTTTGGGGATTCCCATTGAAACGGGTGTGTTTAGTAAAAAGGCTCCGGATGAATATCTGGTCCTTACCCCTATGAGTGATATCTTCGATCATTATGCTGATGATCTGCCAAGTGCAGAACTACAGGAAGTTCGTCTCTCCTTGTTCTCTAAAGGCAACTATCAGGCTAGAAAAAATGAAGTAGTAGAAGCACTAATAGGAGCGGGCTTTATCATAACGGATAGAAGGTATCTTGGATACGAAGAAGATACTGGTTTTCACCACTTCGCCATCGATGTGGCAAAAGTTTATGAAGTGAATTTTTAGCTGAAGCAGACTCAGCTATTTTGAAGGAGGAATAGGACATGGCAACAATTGGATTGGATAGTCTATACTACGCCAAAATTACAGAAGATGAAAATGGCATCGAAACCTATGGTACACCAAAAGTCCTGGCAAAAGCCATGACAGCAGAACTGAGTGTGGAGCTGATTGAAGCAATTCTCTATGCGGATGATGGTGCTTCAGAAGTGGTCAAGGAATTCAAAAGCGGCGCACTGACTCTTGGGATTGATGATATTGGCTCGGTGGTAGCTCAGGATTTAACAGGATGTAAAATCGACAGTAACAATGTCGTTGTTTCAAGAAGTGAAGATGGAGGAAGTCCAGTGGCCATCGGGTTTCGTGCAAAGAAGGCCAATGGGCGCTATAGATATTTTTGGCTTTACAGAGTTATCTTCAGCGTTCCTGCTACCAGCCTTGCGACCAAAGGTGATTCTATTACATTTAGTAGTCCCACCATAGAGGGGATGGTCTTTAGACGAAACAAACTGGATGGGGAGAACAAACACCCATGGAAAGCAGAAGTCACCGAAGGAGATAACGGTGTTGCGCCATCTACTATTTCCGGGTGGTTCGCTTCCGTGTATGAACCGGACTTTACTCCGGTAACACCGGCGATTACCATCACGACTCAGCCCGCAGCCCTCACCGAAGTGACAGTCGGTAGCATTACGGGAAGTCTTTCTGTGGTGGCAAGCTCCAATACGTCCAACCCTGTAACGTATCAGTGGTATGAAAACACCATCGATAGTTCTACAGGCGGTACACCAATTAATGGAGAGACCTCTGCCAGCTTTGATATCCCAACGGATCTTCTGGCAGATACCTATTACTATTACTGTGTGCTGAACTTAAGTGGAGCAGATCCTGTGACCACTGAAGTAGCGACGGTAATCGTATCTTAATGGAGGGAAGATAAATGGTAGATGAAAATGTAAAACTCACAGAAGCATCTGAAGATAGAAGCGCCACCATTGAAATCGGTGGCACAGAGTTTAAATTAGTACTCACCACGAAGGCAACAAAAGAAATTGCAGGACGTTATGGCGGTCTTGAAAACCTTGGCGAGAAGCTCATGAAAACTGAGAACTTTGAAATGGCACTTGATGAGATTGTGTGGCTGATTACACTTCTGGCCAATCAGTCCATCTTGATTCATAACATCAGGAATAAGGATCAGAAGAAAGAGCTCCTCACCGAAGAAGAAGTGGAGCTTCTCACCACACCTTTTGATCTAGCGACCTACAAGAACGCCATCATGGCCAGTATGATGAAGGGGACCAAGAGAAATGTGGAGAGTGAACCCTCAAAAAACGAGGTAGTCGGGTAAGTGATGAGGAGTTATTTACCCGACTGATCTATTACGGCACAGCCCATCTTAATCGTAAAGAAGATGAGGTGTGGCTGATGCCTATAGGTTATCTGATGGATCTTTGGGAATGCCACAAGCAGTTTATCGGCATTGCAAAACCGAAGAGAGAACTGTTTATTGATGATGTGATTCCTTCGTGGTTGTAGGTGTCCTTTTTGTGCGTATATGATGGTAAATATACGAACGGAAATGACAAACCAATATAACACCGAGAACTTTAAATGCAACGATGTGACTGTTACATTAAAAATCAAAAAGTTAAATTACGCTGACACCGAAATATGGTGTCTTTTTTCATGTCTAATGAGGAGGAGGTGAGGCAATATGGCAGACAATTTTGGACTGAAGATTGGCGTCGAAGGGGAAAAGGAGTTCAAGAACGCACTTCGGGAAATCAACAGAGATTTCAAAGTGCTAGGCTCTGAGATGAAACTGGTCACTTCCCAGTTCGACAAACAGGATAAATCCCTACAGGCAGTGACGGCAAGAAATGAAGTCTTAAATAAAGAGATTGATGCCCAGAAAAACAAAATCGGCACCCTGGAATCTGCCCTTAAGAATGCCGCCGAATCCTTTGGTGAGAATGATAAGAGAACCAAGGCATGGCTGATTCAGCTGAACAACGCCAATGCAGATCTTAATAAGATGGAGCGGGAGCTGGATGAAAACAATAAAGCTCTTGATGAGGCAAGTGATGGATTTGGTGATGCCGGTAAAGAAGCTGACAAGTTTGGAGATGAGATTAAAGAGTCAGCTAAAGTAGCAGATGATTCCGGTGGAAAGTTTGAAAAACTAGGATCTGTTATGAAAGGTGTAGCCGCCGGTATTGGTGTGGCCATGGCAGCCATAGGTACTGCGGCAGTCGGCGCAGGAAAGAAATTATATGACATGGCAAATGATGCAGCCGCTGCCGGAGATGAAGTGGATAAAGCCAGTCAACGACTGGGCCTTTCGAGACAAGGCTATCAGGAATGGGAGTATGTACTTTCTCAAAATGGGGCCAGCATTTCATCTTTAGAAAACGGTATGAAAAAGCTTAATAACACTGTGGATGATGCTATCAATGGGAGTGCTTCTGCTACTGATAAGTTTAAAAGACTGGGCATTTCCATGGAGGACCTTCAAGGGAAATCACGTGAAGAAGTCTTTGAGATGACTGTTAAAGGACTTCAAGGAATCGCTGATGAAGGTGAAAAAGCCGCTATTGCTAATGACCTTCTTGGGACATCTTCTGTTGAACTTGGAGCGCTCTTAAATCAAACGGCAGAAAGCACTGATGCTCTAAAGAATAAAGCCAGTGAACTGGGCCTGGTGATGAGTGATGAATCTATAGATGCGGCTGTTAATTACACCGATGCTATGGATAATCTCACGCGCTCATTTGCAGGGGTGAAAAACAACATCACCTCGCAGCTCCTTCCTGGTTTCACCATGGTGTTAGATGGCCTTACAGGACTAATCACCGGCCAAGAGGGAGCCGCAGAACAGCTAAAAGAAGGGGCCAGACAAACAGTAGATCAGATTGCAGTCATCCTTCCGCAGATTTTAGATGTGGTGACTGGACTAATAGCTGCCATTGCTGAGGTGGCACCCGATTTAGTTCTTGCTCTTGTAAATGGAATTTTGGATAACCTGCCAACTCTTATTGAAGCCGCCACAAATATTATCATGACTATTGTGGGTGGACTCATCGAAGCCCTACCACAGATTACAGATGGGGCACTTCAACTGGTGCTGACTTTAGTTGATGGCATTATCGCCAATCTACCAGCACTTGTAGAAGCAGCTCTTGTGATGATTGTGACCCTTGCCACGGGACTTGGTGAAGCGTTGCCAGAGCTGGTTCCCTCCATTGTTGAAGCAGTTATTCTTATTGCCCAGACGCTGATCAATAATCTGGATTTGGTACTGGATGCAGCCTTTCAGATCATCAGTGGATTGGCCCAAGGCCTGATCAATTCATTACCAAAACTAATAGATGCCCTGCCTCAAATCATTAATAGCATTATTACCTTCATCACAAATAATCTACCTAAGATTATTGAGATGGGCATTCAGCTGACCATCCAACTGGCAGCAGGACTGATCAGAGCCATTCCCCAGCTTGTCGGTCAGCTCCCGCAAATAATCACTGCCATCGTGACAGGCCTAGGGAGGGCTATCCCATCCATGATGGATGTGGGACGAAATATTGCAAGAGGTCTATGGGATGGTATTTCATCCATGATAGGGTGGCTTAAAGGAAAAGTCGACAGCATGGTCAGCGGCATTGTCAAAGGGGTCAAAGGCGTTCTTGGGATTCGCTCCCCTTCTAAGGTGTTCGCAGGGATTGGTGCGAATATGAGTGAAGGTATCGGAGAAGGTTTCACTGAGGCCATGAGCGGGGTTGAAAAAGACATTCAGGGAGCTATCCCTACAGACTTTGATTTGGATCTGAACTCACAAGTTTCTGGAAGTTTGGGTGGGTCTGAAGGTGCAGTCTTTGATGTGACTATCCCACTTACCATCGACGGCAATATATTAACCCGTGTCATTGCACAGCTACAGTGGAATCAAAATACGGTCACCGTTAGAAATCTCGGAGTGCTGGATCATAAAACGGAGAGGAGGGATGAGCCTTGATTGAAATCTATGCAGGAAGTACTTTACTACAAAGCATCAAAAAAGTGATGAGTGCTAATGTCAGAGAAACCTTGGAAGGGGAGTACACCCTTTCATTCACGGTGCTTGCAAAGTCAGCGCTGGCACTTAAGGTAAAACAGATCGCCAAGCTGGATGATCAGTATTTTGAAATAGTACAGATATCAAAGAGTCTTCAGGGCAGCCTTCCTATCTGCTCAGTGATCTGCGAGCACGTCTCTTATATCCTGAACCATGAGATGTATAACATTACGGAGTTTGACTTCACTGGAGATCCGGCTGCAGGACTTTCTCAAGTTTTAGCTGGAACACCTTTCAATGCAGGCATTGTAGATTTCACAGAGAGTGTCACCATGAAGATTAACCAGGAAGTATCAAGAAGGGCAGCCCTTATGCAGTACATTGCCATCCTTGGTGGCGAGATTGAGTACGATGGTTACAACATCAACATCCGAAGCCATAGGGGAAGCACTGATTATATCCCGGTGATGGATTCAAAGAATGTCACTAACGTGGCGGTATCTCATGATTCTAGAGAGAATGCATCCTCCTATGACATCTCATTCTTTAAGCTTTTGAACCTTGCTGTGGGAGATAATGTACAGATAGTGTTTAATCCCCTAGGAATCAACGTGAAGACGAGAATCATCTCCCTAGAATATAATCCATTCTACCGGTACAACATCCGAGTGGAAGTAGGCCGGTATAGACCGAGCATTTCAGATACCTTTTACCGGATTGAAAGCTCATTAAATAATGTGGGAAGCTCAGTGGATGACATTCAAACACAGGTGAACGACCTGGGGGTGTCCTATACCATCGTTTCCAATCTGGTGGTGACAGAGACCACCATTGACGTGACCTATACCGTTGAGAAGGGAGATACCCATCAATATCATGCCCAGTATCAATACACCACCGATAGTGGCGGAAGGATCACAAGCATCACCCTGGATAACATTTTCTCGGAGCTTCTCTTAAAGGAAGTCTCCACTTTAACGGTGGATATGATGAGTTTTTATATCGAATATGCAGACGGAACAACAGCGACATACAACTACACCATGGATAGCGGTGGACGAATCACCAGCGTTACTAAAGTATAAAGGAGGGCTGATTCCATGAGCTATGATCATATTTTTAATAATACCTTGGCCATCTGGACAGCCTTTGGTGGCAGGGGTGAGGTTCTCTTCACCATTCCAACACTCAGCTGGACCAAGAAATATTATAACAACTTTGGCTACACCCAATATGGCAGTGAGAAGCAGATTAACGTCTATGATAATGGCAACGCGCAGATTGCAGTTTATTACGCCAAGGCTCCCTACATGTCCTATTGGAACAAGACTACCAAGCAGTGGACGGTTGTCAGCGTTCCTTGGTGGAGTCATGGCCAGCCTGAGATTCTTTATGCGGCAAATGGTGTGTTTATTGCTAAAATAGTCGGCCTTGCCAATGTTATCGCTTCCTTTGACGGTATCACTTGGCATAATGCGGGTTATTGCCCTGGCGCCTATAACGCTATGACCTGTGGTGCTTATGATATGGTCAGAGGCTCTGGTATTGTCAGTTGGTGGTATTATAAATCACCAGTTTATTATAGCTTTGATTCTTTAGAGGAAAGAACTGCATGGACCTTGGTTGGATCTGACGGAACTTCAGTACCGATATTTAAATACCTGACCACCCATAAAGGAAACTTTGTTGGTGTTGTTGGTGGTGATAAATCCATCGCAATAGCTAGTTCAGCCAGTCCTGGTCTTTGGACCACAACAATACCTGAGGATGTGAACGACACACGGTATATGTTTATACGCTCTATCAATGACGTCCTCTTTGTGATGAAGTTCAACTACACCAATGTGGGCGGAGATTATACCTACTATGTAAAGCTCTGCGTGATGAGTGACGATGCCACCCAGATTACTGAGACGAATCTTTCATGGGTAGGAGATCTGGCCAACAACAATATCCCAAATCCAAGGAACATCATCTGGATGGAGGACTGGGGGAAGTTTGCCCTTCTTAAAGAGAGTATGCTCTGCGTCTCCAATGATGGACTTTATTGGGAGGGGGTTGAACAGCCAGGTTTCACAACAAGCCAGTATGATACCTTTGATGGTGCTATCTACATTCCAGGAGATGGGTTTTATGCAAAGGCCAGTGGCTATGTGTATTATGCACCGTACTAATGAAAACCATGACGTCCTTCACCGGGCGTCTTTTTATATACACAAATTTACGAAAGTGAGGGAAAAACAATGAGAGATATTTGGAACATTGTTCAGATGATATTTGCAGCTGTGGGTGGATGGTTGGGCTACTTTTTGGGAGGTTACGATGGGTTTTTGTATGCTTTGATTGCCTTTGTGGTGATCGACTATTTACTTGGAGTTATGTGTGCAGTGCTAGAAAAGCACTTATCCAGTGATGTAGGTGCTAGGGGGATTTTCAAGAAAGTAGTGATTTTTTCCCTGGTGGGTGTGGCACACATCATTGATCAGAACATTATAGGAGATGGCAGTGCCATTAGAACCGCAGTGATTTTCTTTTATCTATCCAATGAGGGAATTAGCATTATTGAAAATGCCACAAGACTGGGATTACCAATTCCAGAGAAGCTCAAAGACATCCTAGAGCAGCTAAAAGATGGAGGCGATAAGGATGGCACTAAGTAATTTAAAGACAAAGTACATGACCAGAAATGATTGCTATACAGCTGGAAGAAAGATTACACCTAAAGGCATCATGGTTCATTCCACCGCCACACCAGGCGTGATGGCCGCAGATTGGTTCAGCAGATGGAACAAATCCTACAAGTCTGGTGAAATCAATCGTCAGGTCTGCGTCCATGCCTTCTTGGATAATAAAGAAATCTGGCAATACCTACCTTGGAATCACAGAGGCTGGCATGCAGGCGGCAAAGCAAATGATACCCACATCGGTTTTGAGATATGCGAGCCGGGTGGGTTTTCTTATTCTAAGAACCAGATGGTAGGCTATGATGTGAAGAAAAATGAAGCCTACTTTAGAGCGGCTTGGCAGAATGCAGTGAACCTTTGTGTCTACCTTTGTAGAGAGTACGGTCTGACAGAAAAAGATATCATCAGCCATGCGGAAGGAAATAAGAAGGGAATCGCATCAAACCACTCCGATGTGGGCCATTGGTTTCCAAAGCATGGGGAGAATATGGACACCTTTAGAGCTGCAGTAAAGAAGGCACTGGAGAATGTAGGCGAAGCCAAAGAAGTCTTTGAAGCTGGTGATATCGTTGAAATCAAAGCGTCTGCCAGAACCTATTATCCCGGCGGTCCTATCATTCCAAACTGGGTGAAGTGGAATTATCATTTGATCACCCAGGATGTGTTTAATGGAAAATCTGTGATCAAAGGCGGCAAGGAATGTGTTCTGCTTGGTAAAACCATTCTGAAAAGCACCATGGATGAGAAGGCTGGCATTATGACATGGATTGATAAAGACAATCTTGAGATGGTCAGTGCTGGTGTGGAGGTCGAACCGGAGAAGGAATCCGGTAAAAAATATTACCGGGTGCAAGTGGGTGCCTTCAGCGAAAAGAAGAATGCAGAAGCCCTCATGTCCCGCTTAAAGAAGGCAGGATTTGATGCCTACATGAAATACGATTAGAAGAAAAATCGCAAAAATTGTAGCCGGTGTTATCTCTATAGCATCGGCTTATTTTCATTCCTATATATAGTAGAAATGACTTGATAAATACCTAATTATAAGTGATATATACTATGACGCCGATACCCTGAAGCCTTGAATTACGCGCGTTTCAGGGGTTTATGTTTTAATCAGGCGTTTGGATGGCCATTAAAAATAATTTTGTAGGATGGCTTACTAATCGAAAGGAGGAAAAAACATGGAGAGAACCATATCAGGAAGTACATTAGACATGAGCGATGGAATCTTTAGATACGGAACACCTAAAAATCGTCCTAGTGAGTTTAGCATAGGAAACTTAGCGACCGATGGCCACAGATTAAGGGTTGCTTCATACTGCAGAGTCAGCACAGAAGAAGAGCTTCAAATGAATTCTCTGGACAATCAAATCGTTCACTATACCAACTACATCCGTTCAAACCCTGAGTGGCAGTTCGCCGGTGTCTTTTCAGACCTTGGTAAATCCGGAACAAAAATGGAAAGCAGACATGGATTCAATAAATTGATCCGCTATGCCAAGGCAGGAAAGATCGACTTGATTCTTTGTAAATCAATCTCAAGATTTGCGCGAAACGTTATGGATACGTTGAAAGTGATTAGAGAGTTAAGGGAGAAGAAAATTTACGTCCTCTTTGAAAAGGAGAATCTTTATACGGGAGATATGCAGAGTGAATTCATCCTTACGATGCTGGCTGCAACAGCTCAAGAAGAGAGTCGAAGCACATCTGAAAATATCACCTGGGCCACATCAAAACGCTTCGAGCAAGGAGAAGGTAGGTTTGTCAGGATTCTTGGATATAAAAAGGTAAAGGGTAAACCTTGGGTGATTGATCAGAAGGAAGCGTCTGCGGTACGTGAGATTTTCAGACAGTATTTAGAAGGCAGAACCCCAACCGAGATCGCAAATCACTTCATCAGAAATGGTTATGTGAAGGCAAACGGGAGAAACGACTGGACCAATGTTGCCATTACATCAATCCTTAGAAATGAGCGTTATGTAGGTGATGTCATTTGCCAGAAGACATTTACAGAAGACTACCTAACGCATAAGCAGGTAATAAATGACGGGCAGAAAACAAAGTACTACATCCAGGATCATCACGAAGGTATTATCGACAGAGATACATTTGATAAAGTCCAGCAGATGCTTAAGCCAAAAACTAAGGGAGTTAAGCGTGGGCCGAATAAACGCTACGATTTTACCGGAAGAATAGTCTGCGGACAGTGTGGTGCTAACTTTCACCGCTACCAAACCAGAGGTTATGTCACATGGCGATGCAGCAACCGTAGGAAAAGCACTAGACTTTGTAAAATGGATGGGATTAAGGATGAAATGATACTCGAAGTACTTAAAAGAGCCTTTATAGAAAAGTTTGAGATTGATCCCAAGTCTCCTGCTAAAAGACAAATTATTCAACTTGAGAAGAACCTTCTTAACACAGAAGTGCTGAGAGATGGAGAGCAGAATAGATTACGCCTTGAACTTGAAAAAGCCCTTTTTGCAGAAAGCATGGCAGTCATTGAAAATAAAGATGAAGCTGAACTGGAAAAGAAGAGAATGGCCATCGAAAAAACAATCTCTGAAAGAGAGCCTTGGTGGGCGATGGTTGATTCAGATGATCGATATAGAAAAGAAGCCATAGCCGAACTAGGTAAAATAAAACAATCCACTAATCCTATCAATGAGCTTTACAAAAAATTAGATAGTACAAAATTTTTAAGGGCATGGATGACACGCGTAGTAGCGGAGTCATCTTTTTTATTGAAAATCATATGGGTGACCGGGGAGGAAACAGAAATCAGCCTTGACGAAGGAGGAGATGCTTAATGAATACAGAACAAGTACGAAGGTTGCCAACATCTAGAGTCAGCATCATTCCGGCTCGGACAAGGACTTCAAGGAATGAAGAGAATTTTGATGGGCAAAAGAAGAAGATTGGAGTTTACGTCCGGGTCTCAACAGATTCAGCCATGCAGGCTACGAGCTATGATATCCAGGTATCCTACTTTAAAGAGTATGTAGAGAAAAACCCCAACTGGGAGCTTGTAGAGATTTTTGCAGACGAAGGTTTATCAGGAACCTCTACCAAGAATCGAGTTGAGTTTAACCGGATGATCGAAAGATGTCAGAACAAAGAAATCGATTATATCATCACCAAATCCATCAGTAGATTTGCGAGAAACACCCTAGACTGCCTCCACTACATCAGAATGCTGAAGAGCCTGGGGATCGGTATTTACTTTCAAAAAGAAAACCTCGATACACTAGATAGTAAAAGTGAATTGTTCCTCACGATTTTATCATCCATGGCTCAGGAAGAGTCGCGGTCCATCTCGGAAAACACAAAATGGGGTGTTCAGAAAAGGTTCCAACAGGGCAAAGCGCATGTCCCTACGACCTACTTTCTAGGCTATACCGAAGATGAAGACGGAAACATCATCATCGATAAAAAGCAGGCTGAAGTGGTAAGGCGAATATATCGAGAACTCCTTGAAGGGAAAGGAACACCTACAATTGCCAAGGGGCTAATGAAAGATGGGATTAGAACTGCAAGAAATAAGAAGACTTGGACTTCAGACTCCGTGTACAAAATTCTTCGAAATGAAAAATACAAAGGCGATTGTCTAGCACAGAAGACCGTGACGGTGGATTTTCTGACCCATGAGCGAGTGAGAAATAAAGAGCATCAGCCGCAGTACTATATTAGAAATCACCATCCAGCGATTATCAGCGAGGAAGATTGGGAAAAGGTACAAGAAGAGCTGAATAGACGTAGTAAGATGTTTAGGGATCCAGACAATAAATACAACATGGCTTACAGTGGAGCCGCACCTTTTTCAAACAAACTCTTTTGTGGGGAGTGCGGAAGACCAGTCACCAGAAGAAGATTAACAACCTATTACGGAGAAGATAGAACCCCAAGGAAATTCACGGCCTGGCATTGTAGAGTGGCTTCAAAACGAGATCCTAATTATAAAGACTGTAGCTGCAGTTATGTTTGGGAGGAAGAACTAGAAAAAGCTTTTATGAAGCTTCTCTTTGATATCAAAAAAGACCAGGGGAAGTTAGTTGACGAAGTTGAGCTGGCCATCGAAGATGCCTCATTAACAGAAGAGGAAGTACGAAGGCTTAATGAGCTTGGCACCCAAATTGATAGGATTACAGATAAGATTACTGAATTGGCTGCCAGATCAACAAGCTCAAATGAGACCATTTATGAAGCGACCATGCGACACTTGATATACGAACAAGAAATACTCCAAATGGAGTACGATGGGCTTAATGAGAATAAAAAAGAGAGTGAGTACCTTGAGGAAAATCTTGAAATTCTAATTGAAACCCTGGAAAAAATAGAAGGACCTGAAGCAGACTTTGATCCAGACATTTTAACCAAAGTCATAGAGAAGGGAATCGTCTACGATAAATGGCGAGTAGAGTTTCAACTAAAATGCGGCGTTTCATATGAAGTAAATGCAAGAAGAAGTCCACAGAGGAGCAAAAAAGCTGAGTAGAAAAATTCAGACTAAAAAATATTAAACCCAATAGCAGTAATTAAATCCAGAACTTCTTTCATTCCAGAGATAGTACTTGCATTATCTTTGGACTAGAGCCATTAATAACATACCTGCAAATTGGTAGGTTAGCTCTAGAGAAAGGAGTTTTTATTGTGGCAAAAAAATCGGTTGAAGTGCTGTGGCCCTCAGCGAAGGAAGAAACAGTTGAGAAAAAAAGTGAAAAGATAAGAGTTGCTGCTTATTGTAGGCTTAGTAGACAAAGCGGTGACAAGCGAATCAATTCACTCGAAAATCAATTAAAATATTACACCCAC